TAGTCTAATGGTCTTTTGTCTGCATCTGTTGCATCAAGACCTTGACCATAAATCATTTCGCCTATACCTGTAATAATAGCATTATTAACTGCACTACCATTAAACCTATCTATAAGGAATTGATAGTAGTTGTTATCTCTACCATATTCTACCCACTCCCTTGCAGGGTTCTCCTCAATCTTTGGAGTAGTATAGGAAGCCATTTGTACTAAATTTATCATGCTGCTTAATCTTCTGTGTTATAGTAAACGTAATTCCTTGCAGTTGGGTTTGCATATTCAGTAAATGTAACCTCACTATCTGCATCTATTATCATTGTACCCTCCCATCGTAAACCCAATACAACTGCATCTGTTGGACTTGTATTTGTGTTGTTCGTTTGCTCATATACAACAACATTGTAAAATGAGTTTGTCTTTAAAGTATTGAATGGAGCTGCGTTTGTAGGTACATCAAATCTTATTGCTCTTTGAGATCTAGCAACAGGAGAAATTACTCCGTATGTTGCAACTCTTGTTTGGTCATCTATTACACCAATCAAAAAGTAATTACCCTCTGCATCTACACATTGATTGTAAATGTTTAAAGACAATTTATTTGCAGCAATATTTTGTACCCAATGCTCCATTTACTTTTTCTTTTTTACTTTAAACGATTTGTGAATTTCACAACCTCTTTTTTTAGCATACATATCAGCAAACTGCTCTGCATCTTTGTGCAATTCAAAATATCTTGTAATAAGTATATCATCTCCATTTACATGCGTAATCTTGTAAACAGTTTTACTCTTGACTTTATGTTTATCAAAGTAAATCATATTTAAATATCTTTTGCATGTTTGCTTACAAATTGAGCTGCTTCCGTTCTTGTCATTAAGCAGTTATTTGGATATTCCATTCCCTTACCTAAATCAAGTAATGCAGAAAGCTCTCCACTTACCCAACTTGCTTCGAGTTGAATTATATGAAATTTAGCCTTACCAATTTCAACAACAGGGTTAGCACCAAACTTTCTACGATTGTACTCTCCAAGCTCTTTAAAGGTTGGATGAATTACTCCTTTTTGAACACCCTCTTCATCGTACTCAGGTATTCCGTAGGTTTTTATCAACTCTTCTGGAATCAATCCTTTAAAAGTCTTTGTATCAAGAGATAAATAAACGTTTCCTCTCATAATTAATTTGTATGTGCAGATAAACCTGCGTTATAATTGTTTTCTATTTCGTCTGATGATAATTCTCTGTCGTAAACTAAAGCATCACTCACTAAGCCATCAAAGAATTGACCTGCACTAACGCTTGACGTATTCCCTATTGTAATTGGCTGTGTACTATTAAAGTTACCTGTCCAAGATGCACCTGTTTTTGTTTCTACATTTCCATCATTTTTGAAAAATAATATTTGGTCATTTGGTGTATCAATTATAACGGTTATCATTTGCCAAGAATTAATAGTCAAAGAACTAAAATCATTGGAAGTATCAAGAGAATTACCACTTGAATCTTTTGCAAATACTCTAGCAGACGCATTATCTCCTCCAACGCTAATCATAAACTCTCCATTTTCTGTAACCCCTTTAGTAAGGATTCTATTATTTGCTGCTAGACTAAATGGTTTTATCCACGCTTGAATTGTAAAAGCACTTGTACCAAATTGCAAAGTAGAACTATTAGCAACACTTGAGTACCCACTTCCGTCTAAATTAAACGAGTTCAATCTATCTCGAACTGCGTTACCTAAGATGTCTTGTGTTGGTATAGATGGGTTAGCTATTAAAGTAACCTCATCTGCCACAGGTGTACTCTTCGCCCAATTCATCATACCTAGTTGTGGTATTCTTGGTTGAGCATCAACGTGGTCAACTCCAAAAAGCAACGCTCCGTGATCGGATGCGGTTACTTCTCGAACGGATACGTTATCTACTGAACCATTAAAAGTTTTTGCTATAATATAAAAGACAGTACCACTAGCCACTTGATTAAAAGTATATGTTCCATTCGCTGTCATTGTACCTCTTGGACTTCCTCCTGCTGATACTTCCACCTCTCCACTTACAAAATCAGATACCTCAATAGTTATTTGATAAGACTTACCTACTTCAAGTAAGCCACCTTGACTTAGATTATTATTTCCTGCTGTACCATCATTTCTTGCCTTACCATTAGTTATTGTCCAACCTGCACCTTTACCCCAAACAGAATCAGTAGCAAAATCTCCATTAATAACCACATCCTCTTCCAAATTAGTTCCACTATCATAAGCTACCAATCCATCGCCCTCGCTCAAAGCCCAATATGCTTTTAAGTTTGTAACGCTTAAAGACGTACTAGGGTTATCTATTGCAAGTTTATTTGGGTTTGCATAATCGTATGTTACATCATCGGTTGTCCACGCATAATCATAAACTTGAATATTTGACATCATACCTGCAAAATGGTCTGATGTTCCTCCACCATCCCACTCTTGCCCAAAGTCAAAAAGATTAACATTATTCCAATAAGGATTGCAAGGTGCAGTACCAATAGAACTACCATCAACATAAAATGTTAAAGTTTGATTACCACTTCCTTGTGGTCTTGAAACTACAAGCCTGTGCCATTCTCCATCGTTATAATTAACTCCTCCACTTAATGGTACAACATTATTATATGCTCCTGCTGAATCAGCAAAAAATATACCACCTACATTTGCTGAACCTGTCGCACTTGTTTGTGGATTTACTCCAATTTTAAAAATATTTGTATATTGTAAAGGACCCCCAGAACTTATCAAAATATTTCTAAAATAGTCAGTTGGAGTTTTTTCAGAATTAAACCATACAGCAAAGGTAAAAGCAGTATTATTACTTAATGTACCTGCAAAACTATTTGCACTTACATAAGTAGTAGAACCATCAAACTCTAGAGCCTTACCTGTAAACAACTCGCCTACATTATTGTTGCCCGATTTGTCAGGTGTGATTTGGTTATCTCCATCAATGCTGCTCGTTTCAAATCCAAGCCACATCTTTAAGTTAGTTGTGATAACACTAAATCCTGCACTTATAAAGCTGCTTATTGTATTTTGTATAATGTTTACTAACATAAAGCTCTATTTAAAATAAAGCTACTATATCAGTTGCATCTGTGCCTGTTGCTTTTACATGTGTAACTTGTACAGGTAAAAATGTTCCGTTTGCAATGTTCTTTAATAAGACAGTAGAACCTCCTAAAGTGATAACGGTTATATCTCCTCCTGTACCTACAAATAATGCAGCAGGAGAGTTAAAAGATGCACCTACTATTGCAGTTCCATCGCTTGGTGTTACTGCTAAAGCAGTTGCTGCTTGTCTTACTATTGTATTCTGTGGCATAATCTTGTTTTTTAAGTATATTAATAAATAGTAAACTACCTGTTTTGTTTTAATATAGAGCAAAAAAAAACCCTCACATCTCTGCAAGGGTTCTAATATTATATACCAGATCTATGAATCTACAACTGTTAGTGTAGAACCTAAACCATCAAATATGGTTGTAGTTCCTGGTTCAACAAAAAGAGCAGATTTACGCTCTCTTGATGTTATCGTCAATGTATAGCCACTCATATCGCCAAGAGCTTTACCCAATGCAACGCTACCACCTGTAACAGTTGCACCATTGTAAGCACCTACTAAATAACATTGCCCAAATCCTGTCGCTTCATTTACATTGTTATCCTCTGTAAATATTTGGAATCGACCTGCGGTTAATAAACGAAGAGCCTTGAGAGCTTCTTTGCTTAAATTTGGTAACATTAATGTAGTTACTTGCTCATAAAATACTGTACCATTGTCCTCAGACACAGTTATAGTTTCAGTATATTCAGAGCTTTGTGGGTTTAAAGCATATTTGAAAACATTTGTAGTACCTGCTACATCAGTAAGCTGACCATCTGAGTCAACCGTGTAAGCTCCAAGTGTATCATGATTAGCAAAGTAAACGTTTCTTAAACCGCCTACTGCTTCTCTACACTCTAAGCCTCTACCATTTGTTAATAATGTTCCACATGCCATACCTTAACGAATTATGCGTAAAGAACGATGTCTGCACGAGTAGAGTAACCTACACCTGCATTGAACTTCATTACTAAGTTTACATTATCTGAACCATCAACCATAGTTTGGTCTAATAGCTTAACCTCAGTCATATCTCCCTCTAAGTCAGTTGCAAAGAACAAGTTAGACTTACGACCTGCTACCATTACGTTAGCTGCCATACCAGGACACCACTTAATTGGAATACCCTCAAAGTTTGACTCAGTTACACCTGCATGGTATTGGTTTAAGTAACCTAAAGCTGCTTGAGCTGAGATGTAGTGTTTAAATGCTGCCGTACCCATAAAGATACATAAGTCATCTTGTCCGTAAACTGCGTCTGCAATTCCATCTCGAACTTTTCCAATCTCAGCAATTACGTTTGCCGCAGTGATACCACCACCAACTGCTGCTACATCTGCACCACCATCAGCAGTAAGTAACGCTTGGAAACCGTCAAACTCTCCACTGTTACCTGCTGCACCTTGCCAAATTGACTTTTCTACTTGCTGCCCTACTAAAGAACCTGCATAAGAGATTAAGTAAGTAGCGAAGTCAGATTGTAAAGTACCATCTAAACCTGCTCTCATGTTTGCACCCGCCCAAGTTGAAAGCCAATCGTTTTTACACAATGCTCTGTTTACTTGTAAACGCTTTGGTGCAAGAGCTTTCTCAACGTAAGTTACATCGCCTGCACTTGTAAAATCACAAGTTGCATCTGCTACTGCTGCTGCTGCTAAATTAAAATTGTTTAGGTTTACTTTAAATGCTACGTTTGGTAACACAGTTAAATAACCTTTTGCTAGTGTTTCTCCACTTAGTAGAGATGCACTCATAAACCCTGCTGCCGCTTTCCCTGCGTACAGTTTAGTATACGAATCTGCCATTTCTTAAATATTTTGGTTTTTATTAATTAAATATTGAACTCTCTCTTGTGGGGATAACTTAGAAAACTCAACCATTGATTTAGTTTCTGATGTCTTTCCCTCTGGACTTGGAGTAATCTCCTCGCCTACTTTCTCGAACTCTTCAACTTTAGCAACTGCTTCTTCTTTTGCAGTTTTCAAAGTATTGAACTCTTCTTTAATGCTTGCAAATTCCTGTACTAAATTCTCTAGCACTCCAATCGCTTGCACTAATGCATCTTTTGTTTCGGTGTTAGTTTCGCTAAGTTCCTCAGTTTTTGAATCCTCAACTACCTCTTCAACAACCTCTTCCTCAGGTATTCCGATACGAGCAATAATTCCCTCTTCCTCTACTACTAGCAAAGTACCATCAGCAAAAACATACTCACCGATAGGCATTGGTTGACGCTCATCTTCTACAACGATAAACACCTCGTTACCAATATCAAAAGAATCTGCACTTATAATAGTACCATCTTCTAAAGTTGCTTCCTCGAATTTTAAATGTTCTTTTGCTTCGGATAACTCAGCAGGTGTAGGTTCGTTTTCGCTTACCACTTCTACCATACCCAAAATTTCTTTGATTTTGTCTAATGCTTCCATTTTCTAGGGTTTGTTTCTATTCTATTAAATAGGATTAGTTTTTCTTTGTTTTATTTTCGCTATCCTTGATGATTTGTCTGAGCTTACTCAGCACATCTTCTTTCTCCATTTTAATGCCATCAGATTCTTTTGTATCAAAGTAGCCCTCAATAGAAAAACCTTTAACCTCGCCCTCTTTTATATAGTTACTCCAAACATCTTCGTTCTCAATCTTCATACAGGCAACCCAAGTTCCAACAGGATAATTAAACCCATGCAATGCAGACTTGTCAATCTTTGAATCTTCAACAATCCAAGTTTCGATTGTGGTAACTCCATTAACTGCTCTCTCATGTCCTAAAGTAGCAGATTGATGTTTGCTATTAATCATGTAAAGTTCCTCAACTCTGCGTATTGTTTCCTTACTAAAGAAGCAGTTGTACTTTTCGCCCTCTGCATCAACTCTTAATATAGGCATGTCAGGAATCATTACTGCACCCATGACAATGCGTTTCTCATCGTTTAGTGTTGCAAACTTTTGTGGCTTGCCAGATCTAGAGAAATACATAAAGTTTTCTTCTATCGCCGGATCTTCTACTAAGCTAATAGCAAAGACACCAACATCTGCATCGTTCTCGTTAAGCACAAACTCAACTAATTTCATTTTGTCGTACTTTCTTTTTTTACGCTTTTCTTCGTCTTTCTTTTTCATTATAATACAGTTTGAGTTTTAATGTATAAATCTGCTTCTTGTGAATCCGTTACCTCTTGTGATATTACATAAGCCTGCACAGGAGGAGTTTCGTTTCCTTGATTAACTAAATCGTTTAGATTAGCATTTAC